AAGATGGCTGACACCATCAAAAAGGCACTGCCGAAAATGACCGACTTTGATAAGGGTTACTTTTTGGCAAAGGCTGAATCCGCTATGGAGGAGGCTATGAAAAAGGAGGCCGATCACCATGACTGATGTAAAACTCACCCAGGCGCAGGCCCAGTACATTTGGAATGTCCTGGCAGACATCTTGGGCCGAAAACACGGGGTAAAACTTACTGTGACCGTCACCCCAAAGGAGGGGGAATGAACGCGCCGTGTAAGGATTGCCCAGAACGGCATTCCGTATGCCATGACACCTGTGAGCGCTACCAAGCGTTCCACCGGGAGCGGGTAGAAATCAGCCGGAAGCGGCAGATGGACATTATCCGATACCGGGACGATAAAAGATGGCACCCCAGGGCAATCCGGGGTGAACAATAAAAGGAGGAATCAAACGTTGAAAGCGTACAAGGGATTTGATAAAGACCTCAAATGCAGAGGCTTTCAGTATGAGATCGGGGAAGAATACTCCGGCCCGAAGCCAAAAGCCTGTGAGGTCGGCTTCCACGCTTGTGAGATGCCACTTGACGTGCTCAACTACTATCCGCCCTCTAGCAGTCGCTATTGCGTCGTGGAGCAGTCCGGAGCAACTGATAAGGATGACCACGACAGCAAGATAGCATCGGAAAGGATAAAAATCAATGCCGAAATCGGCGTCCCTGGTCTTGTCAAAGCCCAGCTTGAGTGGGTAAAAGAGAAAATCGGCTTTGACGATGCCGTAAAACGGGCCGACAATTCTCCGAACGAGCGCGCCACCGGGTACAGAGGTGCAGCCAGCGCCACCGGGTACAGCGGTGCAGCCAGCGCCACCGGGGGCAGCGGTGCAGCCAGCGCCACCGGGTACAGCGGTGCAGCCAGCGCCACCGGAACCGGCTGTGTGGCCCTTGCATGTGGGTATGAGTCTAAAGCTCTCGGGGCCCTGGGTAATGCTATCGTTTGCTGCGAGCGAGGCCCGTGGAACGGCGAAACACACCCACTCGTCGCAATAAAAGCAGCCATCGTTGACGGAGACACAATCAAGGCAGACACCTGGTACACGCTTAAAAACGGTGAGTTTGTGGAGGTAGAGTAATGGCTCGATACTATTCCGACGATCCCATTGCGGATTTCGACCGCTGGGATCGGGATCAGCAAAAATTGCTGGACAAGCTCCCGAGATGCTACGCATGCGAGGAGCCTATCCAGGATGATGTCTGCTACTGCTTCAACGGGCACAAGTACTGCCTGGACTGCAAGGATGCAGCCGCAGATGATATCCTGCCCGAGTTTCTGGAGGCGACGGTATGATTGGCCCCAGTTCTGGAGTGTCGCGGTACATCACCGGCACCTACACTGTCAAGGTACATTTCCCGGTTGATCTGCGGGGGAATGTTTATCTAAATTGCCGACAATGCAAGTACTTCCGGCGCACATCGAGCACCTGTGGGCTTAATAGTGAGGTCTGCGAGTTTCCGGATCAGTATCGTGGATCATGCTGCCCACTGACTTTTGATATTGAGGAGGACAAAGATGGAGGTTAAATTTCGCACACTGCGCCCCGATGAAATTGAGTGCCGGGTAAAACAGATCACCAACGATTATCTGGTGATTCTGCTCTACAAGAATTCTCGGGTGGACATGGACTTGCTGGATGAGACCGTCGGCCCTATGAATTGGAGCCGGAGGCATTGCAGAGACAATGCCAACTGCGTGGTCAGCATCTACGATGCAGACAAGCATGAGTGGGTATCCAAGGAGGACACCGGCACCGAGAGCAACACCGAAGCTGAGAAGGGCCTTGCCTCTGACAGTTTCAAGCGTGCGTGTGTCAACTGGGGCATTGGCCGTGAGTTGTATTCCGCTCCGCGAATCTATGTGAAATCGACCGACTGCAACGTCGGTCAGGGCCGGAATGGCAAGTCCGTGTGCAAGGACAGTTTCAGCGTCTCGCGCGTCAACTATAACGACGCGCGGAAGATTGACCAGCTGGAGCTTATCAATAATCGGACTGGCAAGGTAGTCTTCTGCTTCCCCGCTGCTCCCAAGCAGCCGGACAAGCCCACACCTCCCGCTCCGCCCCCGGCTGTGGTCAAGTGCAAGGACTGTGAAAAGCCCATTACTGATGTGACCTGGGCAACCGGCACCCAAACCAGTGCCAAGACTATGGTCAACAAGACCATTCAGATATACGGCGTGCCGCTCTGCGGCGACTGCTACACCATGAGACGGGCGAAGGAGAAGACCGATGGAAACCAGAGCTGAACGGCTCAACTGGTCTATTGACCAGGATGGCACATGGCTGCATCTCCTGGTCACGGACGGCCAGGAGGCCCGGGCATACGCCGAGAGCACGGACAAACCCCAGCGGGTCAAAATCACCCGCTGGCGGGACAAGCGGAGCCTATCCGCCAATGCCTACGCATGGACGCTGCTGGGCAAGCTGTCTGCGGCGCTCCACCTCCCGCCTGAGGAGATATACCGTCAGCTGATCCCGGATGTTGGCGACAACTACACCACCGTCACCGTTGACCTCCAGGGCCTGGACAAGCTCCGGGAAACCTGGGGCAACAATGGGAAGGGCTGGTTGGTTGACGTGATCGGGGCCGGGGTTAAAACTGGCACCCTGGACGTGGCCCTCTATTATGGCTCCAGCGTCTACGACACTGCCCAAATGGCACGGCTCATTGACCTGATCATCGCCGAGTGCCGCGAGAACGGCATTGAATATTTGCCGCCGGATCAGCTGGCGGCAATGCTGGAGGATTGGCATGGGGAGCGTTAAAAGAGCCACCTCTATCCCAGCAGAGGTTAAAGAGACAGTGCGGGAGCGGGACAACGGGCGCTGCATTATCTGCGGAGCACCGGGAAACCCCTGGTGCCACTACATCCCCCGCTCCGCTCTAGGGCTTGGCGTGGAGCAGAATATCGTGACGCTGTGTGACAGGTGCCACCGGCAGTATGACCAGAGCACATTACGACCCGCATACAAGCGGATTATTGAGGACTATTTGAGAGCCAGATATCCGGGCTGGAGCCCAGAGAAGCTGGTATACCATAAAGGAGGGCACAATGCTTAATCACATCACACTAGCTGGACGGCTTACAGCTGATCCGGAGCTGAGACGGACGCAGAGCGGGGTTGCGGTAGCATCCTTTAATCTGGCCGTGGATCAGGACTACAAGGCGCAGAATGGCGACAGGGGCGTGGATTTTATCCCCATTGTGGCCTGGAGAGGCACGGCAGAATTTGCCGAGAAATACTTCGAGAAGGGCCAGATGGCGATTGTTTCCGGGCGACTGACCAGCCGCCGCTACGAGGACAAGAACGGCAACAAGCGGACGGCCTATGAGGTTGTTGCCAGCAACATCTATTTTGCTGGGGTCAAGGCAAAAAGCGAAACCGATTCTGCGCCGCAGAAATTTGACGATTTCACTGACGATGACAGCGATTTCCCGTTTTAAGCCATGGCCTATAACAAGTATCACGCCCGCAAAATCCGGGCGGACGGGCAGACGTTTGACAGCCGTAAAGAATTTAATCGATACCGAGAGCTGCAAATCTTGGAAGCTGCCGGACGTATCACAGACCTGCGCAGACAGATTGCATTTGAGCTAATCCCGGCACAGAGAGAGCCGGACATCACGGGGCCTAGAGGCGGTAAACGCCCGGGCAAGTTGATTGAGCGCCCTTGCCGGTACATAGCTGATTTTGTCTACCGACAAGACGGCAAAACAGTGGTTGAGGACTGCAAAGGTGTACGCACACCGGAGTATACCATCAAGCGGAAATTGATGCTCTGGAGATACCAGATCAGGATTTTGGAGACTTAGGGAGGGATCACATGGAGACCGTCAAAGTGTTCCGCTCCTACAGGGATGCGGCAAGGCGGCTCGAAAAAGCCATATCAGAGGCAGCCGCCTACCAATATCTTATGGCGATATTGGATTACGGGCTCGACGGGATTGAGCCAAGCCCCGACACGATAGCCGGTGCCATGTTCGCAAACGTGAAGCCTACTATGGATGTGAGCATCAAAAAGGCTGAAAACGGCGCTAAAGGTGGAAGCAAGCTGAAAGCAAACGGAAGCAAACCGGAAGCAAACGTAAGCAAATGTGAAGCGGAAGAAGGAAGAAGGAAGAAGGAAGAAGGAAGTAGGATACAGGAAGTAGAAGATACCCCCAAAAAGGCCCCCCTGGGGGAACGGTTTGACCGCTTTTGGGCCAGCTATCCCAACAAAACCGGGAAGCAAGCCGCCTTGAAGACGTGGAGTAAGCTCAAGCCTAGCGCAGAGCTGACGGAATCGATTCTAGCTGCGGTGGAGTACCAGAAAACGTGGGATCGTTGGACGAAAGACGGTGGGCGGTATATTCCCAACCCTGCCACCTGGCTTAACCAGGGCCGTTGGGAAGACGAACCACCGGATTCCACTGCGCATACCGCACCGACCGACGGGGAGAATTATCTCATGGGCATTAACCCGGACGAATTGGAGGGGATATTTTGACAAACTCGGAGGCGGTAAAATTTGTCGGCCTGTATCGGCAGTTTTACCAAGTCAAAGACACGGAGATACGCAACAAGGCGGCTGCTTTTGCCCTGGCGTTTGAGGCTCAAAGCTACGAGGACGCCAAGGCGGCGCTACAGGCATTTGTACAGGCGGACACAAAAGGCTATGCGCCTACCGTTGGGCAACTCATGGAGCGGATGCCACAGCGGAAAGAAGAACCCATGTGGGGCCGTGTGAGCAAATGGGACGTGGAGCACAGCAGAGAGCAGATGGCGGAGATGTTGCGAGGCTGGGGGAATGAAAAATATGGGTAATGCAGAGGTCACCCAGAGAGGCAAGCGGTGGTATGTGACCCGCAATGGAGATTTTGTTGGACGGTACTCCACGGAGGCCGAAGCGATAAAGGCGGCGGAGATTGTCTTAAATTCGGACAGATGGCCCCCGAACTCTGGATGCGAGAGAATCCGTTGGCGCAGCGGGAAATGGGAATTTAGGGCATACGGGGTGTGTTGCCGAGACGTTGACCTTGCGGCGGTGATAAAATACCGCGACAAACGCACGAATGTTGCCAAGCGGAAGAGCGAAAAGCCAAAAATTGGCAATGGTAGTAGCGGTTGCGCGAAATGCGTCTGGAGGCTTTCGCTGAGCGGTGGGGAGAAGGGACAAAACCGGTACCACTGCGGGTATTCCCTCTGCTTAGGGCATCACTCGCGGATATATCTCCACTACCAACGTACCGGTAAGCAGAGCCTGGAAGGGTTTACCTCCGGCACTGGATGCACGGAATTTATGGCTGGCAACCCCCGGGATAAGCTGTCACTGATGCAAGATGATCCGGCAAACGTCACGGAAAAGGCGTGGGCGCTGCTGGGAAAAGAGGGCGTGATAACACGCGCGGACGCCAAGACGAGCGCAACCAGAAAACCGTACAACCTGACCACAGATATGGACATGGAGAAAGCTAAGGCGCTAAAAAGCCGCTACACATGGAGAGAAATTGCTACAGCTGCCGGGTTAAGCGTCAATGGCGCAAAGGGCAGCTGGGAGCGGCAGAGAATTAACAGGCAGGCCGCAAAGCGGCTGCTGGACGCATATGGGATTGACATCACAAAATAAGCTGGCGAGCATAAACGCATGGAGGAATCATCATGAAAAAGTTGCATATCAAGCTCACGTTTACCGCCCCTGTGCTGGGCACCAGCCCCGCCAACGAGGACATCTACCGGGACTTTATCGGGAGCAAGGCCCCGGACGCTGCCAGCGTGGAGGACGAGGTTGCAGCACTGGGCGCAGATGCCGTGATTGAGAAGGGCATGACCGTGTTTCCACGCACGGAGGACGGTAGACCATTTTTTTACGACTACCAGATTAAGGGATTTTTTAAGGATTCCTGCGGCGGTCTGCGGAAAGTAACTGGATCTGAATCCAGCAAGATCAAAGCCTATAAAAAAGAAATCGACAAGCTGATTTTCCCACAGCCCCGCCAAATCCCCATCAGCTTTGAGGGAGAAATTGGGAAATGCGAACGGCCGCTGAGAGCAGCCACCGCCCAAGGCGAACGGATCAGCCTTGCCTGCTCCGAGCAGATTCCCGCTGGCGCGACCTGTGAGTTTGACGTGGTGCTCCTGAGCGACAGCCACGAGAAAGCCCTTCGGGAATGGTTGGACTACGGTTGCCTGAGCGGAATCGGGCAGTGGCGGAATTCCGGGATGGGCCGCTTCAGCTGGGAGGAAATTTCCGAATAAGCAATGGCATAGAATAGCCAAGACGTGCTAGGCAACGGAATGGCACTGCTTCCAAACGCAATGGAGTTGATCGGAAGACCAATGCCGAGCAAAGGAAATGCGCAACCTAGATACGCGCTGAATCGCAAAGGCATTGAATTGAACCGCTTGGAATCGCAACTGCAATGGAATTACATGGAAAAGCGGCGAAAAGCTACGAGAGGCAATGGAACAGCGCGACGTCACAGCGAGCCGCAAGGGAGAAGCTGAGAGAAGCATAGAGAAGCATAGAGAAGCAAAGCGAAGGAAGTGCATAGAACCGTTATGCATGGCAATACTTTGATTGGCAATGAACTGAATTGCAACGGAATAGCATGGATATGGGTAGCAATGGAGTAGAGAAGCAATGCGGTGAACACAAAATTACCAAATGGAGGAATCAAAATGAAAACAATCACAATTAACGAGGTGGGCTGGGACTTGCACCTCCTGTATCGGGAGGCAATCCAGACTAAGGCACGCCGTGGGCTATTTGGCTATATGCTCCGGACGGGGCGGGCTGACAACCTGATTTTCGGCGGCGCTTTCCAGCTGCTCAAACAGCTGGAGCCGGTATGGGGTAAGGAGGCTTACAGCCTCCGCTCCGATACGTCGGCGGCGCGGGAAATAATCGCGGTCACTGAGGTAGCGCTTGCGGGTGGATTTGATCGGTTCGCACTTTCGCGCCGGGAGATGCAGCGGACGATTAGGGCGCTGGACGATATAGAGATTTAGGAGGGGCATTATGGCGGATTACATTGACCGGCAGGCCGCAATTGCGGCGCTGAGAGAATTTGCGGAGGAATGCAAGGATAGTACGGAGGCCGCAACTGCGGCGGCTATGGCGATTTCGGTGATTTCGAGGTTGCCGGGGCCGTGGGGGAGTGTGGAGGATAGTGAACCCGTGTTGCATAAACGGATATTTCTGCGCGTTGGGATTGGAGGCGTAATTATTGGATGGGCTTACGTAGGATATGGTGGCGCTATTCGTTATATTGACGATAATGGAGATTCGATTACAGGCGTTACCGGCTGGATGGAACTGCCGGATGCGCCGGAGGTGCCAACGTGACCAATATTGTCTATAACACGGACTGCATGGTTGGGCTGCGAGAATACCCGGACAAGTATTTTGACCTTGCGGTTGTTGATCCGCCGTATGGCATAGAAAAAGCATTCAAAGCGACCAGCCGCATAAGAGCATACGGTGATGTTCACGTCGCGAACGACTTGAAACCAGGGAAAGAATATTTCGCCGAGCTTATGCGAGTGTCCAAAAATCAGATCATATGGGGTTACAACCACTTATCCGATATGCTGCCGTCAACAAAGGAATTTATTTTTTGGTACAAGCATCAACCGGTGGACACCTACGCAGATGGCGAGCTGGCGTGGACGAGTTTTGCGAAAACAGCAAAATGCTTTGATTACCCTTATTTTTGGGGGACGTGCGGAAGAGACAGTGTGCGTATACACCCGATGCAAAAGCCGCTGGCACTATACCGGTGGATATATCAAAAGTACGCCAAACCAGGATACAAAATTCTTGATACCCATGTGGGCAGTGGCACCAGCCGAAGGGCTGCCTACGAGGCTGGACTTGATTTTATTGGATATGAAATAGACCCAGTATATTTCCGCCGACAGGAAGAAGCATATCAAGAATTTACGGCCCAACAGAGCCTTTTTGCAGGAGGTTGACATTGAATAATGGATACTTATGCGGAGGAGGAAAATGTGCTATGCGAGTCTTGATAGCCTGCGAGGAATCCCAGACCGAGTGCATGGCATTCCGGGCACTGGGACATGAGGCGTACAGCTGCGATATACAGGAGCCGAGCGGCGGGCATCCTGAGTGGCACATCCTGGGGGATGCACTGGAAGCCATGAAGGGGGGACAGATAACCACCATGGACGGACAGGTACATGATATCCCCAGATGGGATTTGATGATAGCACATCCACCCTGTACATATCTCAGCAATGCTGGAGCTCGGCACCTGTGGAAAGGACACCAGCTACAAGCTGATCGGGTGATACAGGGAATCAAGGCGCGCGATTTCTTCATGGCGTTTTACAACTCTAATATTCCAAAGGTGGCGATTGAAAATCCAGTCCCCAGCAAGGTGTTTGCAATGCCAGCATATACGCAAATCGTCCAGCCGTGGCAATTCGGACACCCGTACACAAAAAGGACGTGCTTATGGCTTAAAGGGCTGCCTCCGTTGGATCCAACGGATATTGTAGAGCCAAAAGCCACATGGTGCCCGAGCGGAAGCTATAGCCATAAACACGGAGCAGAGCACAGGGGGATGTTCACGACAGATCGCGCGAAAAATAGAAGCAAATCATTTCCCGGGATCGCCCGGGCAATGGCGGAACAGTGGGGGAGGTATGCGACATGAGCAATTTTTACTGTGCCATTGGGCGATTTTTGGCGGTGGCTGGCGGTCTGCTGCTGTGCGCGGCGCTGGTGGCGCTCCTCATGGAGCTCTGCTGTGAGGCGTGGATGGCTGCAAGCAACAAATTCCGCAAGGTTTGCCGGGGCGAAAGCCTGATTTTTGAGTATTGGAAAAACCGGGAGGAATTCTTGGAATGGAAGGAGAGCAAGAAACATGACACGACACAGTGACACCACACTAATGCGCCTGACAAAAGCGGAGTTGCTCGAGTATGTCAGGATAGCAGAGTACAGCCAAGAGGTCGCAGAAGCCAACGTGCGCCAGCTGGAGGAGCACCTGAAAGACTGGGAGCCGGTACGGCACGCAGAATGGGAATGGTTTGACGAACTAAACGGGAACCCGCTGGAAGGCCAAGACCGAGACTGGGGCTGGCGGTGTTCCGGATGTAAAACAGCACTGCCGGATGATTACGATGATCCAGACTGCAAGCCGAAAATAAAATACTGCTCTGAGTGCGGGGCGAAGATGGATGGAGGGGAAAAGGATGAGACGTAAAACCTTTGCAAAACAGTTGATGGCTCTGGGGCTCTCTCGGAATGAGGCGAACAGATTGTGCCAGGGTGCACTTGAATCTGCAGCCAAATACCGAGAATCTGGGCTGCCTGTTATGCTGGCGTGGGAATACATTCTCTCGAATGCATGTGACCAATTTGTGGATATTTTCAGTCATGAGCAGGAGATCACGTGGTGCGGTGTAACATGCGATAAATATTGCTGGTGGTTGACCAAACGGAGCAAAGAGCATCCTGGGAGGAGCTGGAGCCGGAACCACCCTAACGGCTATTGAGGAGGATTGACATCCAAGAAAAGAACTGGAGGAATAGACATGACATTGATTGAGGAAATCCGGGACAAGGTTGGAGAAGCGGAGCTACTTGCACAGATGGCAGAGGAAGCGGCAGAGCTTAGCCAGGCAGCGCTCAAGCTGCGGAGAAAGCTGGACGGCAGTAATCCAACACCAAAAACGGAACGGGAGCTGCGGGCGAATCTGGACGAGGAACTGGCTGACGTTGCTGTTTGCGTATCCGCGCTGGAACTGGATACCAAATGGGAGCTGATGCGGAAAAAGATTTGCCGGTGGGTGGAAAGGTTGGAGGAAAACGATGAGGCTCAGAGATAAAACATATCGGGACTACGGATTCAGGCACGGCGAGGAAAAGTACATTAAGCAGTTGGCTAGGCAACCTGGCTATGAGCAACGGTTGTTACTTTATGATTCTGCCTATGAGGCAAACAACGCACTTGCGGATGATGTCGTATATTCGATCATCTCCGGCGTGAGCTATGACGAGATCATCAAAATCAGGTACATCCCAGCGACACGGGCTGATTTTTATGGTTACTGCCGCGCAACGCTAGCTTTGTTTCGGGAGAAAATGAGAGAGTACGGCGCAATATAAAAAATGGAGTACGTCAATGTGTATACGACGTACTCCATTTTTGATGATATACTGTATATATATGCCAGGGGACAGTTCCGGGCTTATGTGATCAGTTGGCAGAGCAACTGTTACACATTCCGCAAACGCAATACCCGCTCGGGTGGTGACAACTCCACCCTCTGGCTTCATACGCAGGTGCTCCGGTAGCTGGCTAATTTTTCATGCAATTCCTCCTCAAATTGCCCTTGGACGATCTCCTTTCTGATCTAAAAGCCATGGCGGTTCAAATCCGCCCACCTGCGCAAGATAGAGCGCGGCACACCTCTCGACGATGTGCAACAGGCCGCGACATAATGCCCTCTACGGGCAAAGCGTAAGCCTGTGACGCATCAGGGCACCGCTAGCTCCCGGCGGGGTACAAATAGGGAGCGCAAAAACGGAGGAATGTATGCGATGGAGATACAATACAGGCGGTTAAGCGAGATCACGCCGTACGATAAAAACGCAAAGACCCACGACAAAAAACAGATTGCCAATGTGGCGGAGAGTATCAAGCAATACGGCTTTGTGCAGCCGATTGTGGTTGACCGAGACGGAGTTATTGTGATCGGGCACTGTAGGGCATTGGCGGCGAAGAAGCTGGGCATGAAAGAGGTGCCTTGCGTCTGCGTGGACGATCTGACCCCGGAGCAGGTGAACGCCCTGCGGCTGGTGGATAATAAGAGCAACGAGAGTGACTGGGATTTTGACCTTCTGGCTGATGAGCTGCCGGGGCTTGACCTGTCCGCTTTTGACTTTGACTGGGGCCTGCCGGAAGACCAAACGGAAGACATTGCTGAGGACGAAGCACCGGAAGTCGACGAAGAATCGGAGCCCATTACCAAGATGGGTGATATTTGGCAGTTGGGCAGACATAGGCTGATGTGCGGAGACAGCGCGTCCACGGATTGCGTACAAAAACTCATGGGGGGGGCACAAGCGGATCTTTTGCTTACAGACCCGCCGTATGGTGTTGATTATACAGGTAAAACAAAGGACGCGCTCAAGATCGAGAATGATGCAAAAAGTGATGACGAGTTTATTGCATTTTTGCAGGCGGCATTTGAAGCGGCCGATTCCGTGATGAAGCCCGGTGCGGTGTTTTACATCTGGCACGCCATTCTGAAAACGTACGCCTTCGAATCAGCGTGCCAGATGGTCGGGTGGGAAGTTCGGCAGGTTTTGATTTGGGTCAAAAACGCAATGGTTATGGGTCGGCAAGACTATCAATGGAAGCATGAGCCTTGCCTTTACGGTTGGAAGTCTGGAGCAGGCCATTTGTGGGCATCCGACAGGAAACAAACGACGGTGCTTGAATTTGACCGACCGACGAAGAACAAAGAACATCCAACAATGAAACCAGTGGCTCTTTTTGACTATCAGATTAAAAACAACACCAAGGGCGGCGATATTGTGCTTGACCTGTTTGCAGGGAGCGGTACAACCGTCGTTGCGTGTGAGCAGAACGGCAGAAATGCTTACGTTATGGAATTTGACCCGCGCTATTGCGACGTGATTGTAAAGCGATGGGAAAACCTGACAGGGGGAAAGGCGGTGCTTCTGAATGACAATTGAGGAAGCACATGCAATCATTGCCAAAACAGACAGCCCGTATTTGAAGCGGGACATGGAGAAGTTTATCAAACGCCAACGGAGAAAGGAGGGCACGTATGGCAAGGCCAAGAAAGGAAATAGATCAGAAGCAATTCGAGAACCTCTGCGGCCTGCAATGCACACTTGTGGAAATCTGCGGCTGGTTTGACGTGACCGATAAAACACTGGATAGTTGGTGCAAACGCACATATCATGCCAGTTTTTCCGAGGTATTCAAGCAAAAGCGAGGAGCGGGGAAAATTTCACTGCGTCGGAGTCAGTGGCAGCTTGCGACGAAGAGCGCGAGCATGGCTATTTGGCTGGGCAAGCAGTACCTGGGGCAGCGCGACGTGGTAGAGCAGACAATCGCTGTTGACACCGTCAAGGACGATGCGCTGAGCCAGAGCCTCCGAGAGCTTGCAGACGGCTTAAAATCCGATGATTAGCGCAAAGCAAAAGCAGATTCTGGCTTTCCCGTACTCAAAATATGACGCGCTGATATGTGATGGCGCTGTTCGATCCGGCAAAACATCCGTAATGATATGGGCTTTTGTGGATTGGGCTATGCGAGAGTTTGACGGGCAGCGATTCGGGGTCTGCGGTAAAACTGTGGATTCTGCCTCTAAAAATATCATTGTGCCCTTTATCTCTATGACGTTGGCTAAAGAGCGGTATGCGCTCAAATGGCGGAGAGCTGACCGGATATTAGAGGTAAGACGGGGCCAGCGCGTCAACTATTTTGAGGTGTTTGGTGGCAAGGATGAAAGCTCGTTTATGTTGATTCAGGGCCGGACGATGGCCGGAGTGTTGCTGGACGAGGTGGCACTTATGCCGCAGAGTTTTGTTAATCAGGCTCTTACCCGGTGCTCCGTAGATGGGGCACGGTATTGGTTTAGCTGCAACCCTTCCAACCCGCAACACTGGTTTTACCTGGATTGGATACAAAATCACGACAAGCATAACGCCCTGTATCTGCGGTTTGCAATGACCGATAACCCTAGCCTTAGTGATAAGACACTGCAGCGGTATCAGACCATGTACACCGGCGTGTTTTATGACCGGTATATCAGGGGCTTATGGGTGGCCGCTGAGGGGCTGATCTATGATATGTTCGGGGGCGATAACATCACGGACGAGACCCCGACAAATGGCGAATGGTATATAAGCTGCGACTACGGCACGCTTAACCCATTTTCTGCTGGCCTTTGGTGCTGGGACGGGAAAACCGCAACGAGAGTGCGGGAATACTACTATTCGGGGCGGGAAAACCGCATGAATAAGACGGATGAGGAATATTACCATGAAATGGAGACCTTGGCGGGAGAACAAAACATACGCGCAGTCGTGGTCGACCCCTCGGCGGCTAGCTTTATCGAGACGATACGGCGGCACAGACGCTTCAACGTCCGAAAGGCGGTCAATGATGTTGTGCCAGGAATCACAACCACTCAGCGATACCTAGCAGATGGCACGATCAAGATACACCGGAGCTGCAAGGATGCAATCCGGGAGTTTGGCCTATATCGGTGGGACGAGAAAGCCACCGATGACAAGCCCATCAAGGAGAACGACCACGCGATGGACGATATCCGCTATTTTACAATGACAATTCTCCGGCACAAAGTGGGAAAGCCGGAATACAAGCCGCTTTGGAACGGAGGGATAGGCCATTAAGACATATCAGGATTTGCTTGCAGTGGGCGACAACGAAAAAGAGCGGATGCGATTTATCCGGGCGGCAATTGACGAGCATAAAAGCAGCGCTGAGTACCGGATCGCATTTGATGCGGAAGAATATGACCGGCAGCGGAATGTGACCATTTGCCGGTACCAGAAGTTTCTGTATACGCTGTCCGGGCAGGCTGTGCCGGACAACTACAGCGCCAATTACAAGCTGGCCTCCAACTTTTTCAACCGGTTTGTCACCCAGGAGAACCAATACCTCTTGGGAAATGGCGTGATGCTGGAGGACAGGAAACACAAAGAGGCGCTGGGTCAGGATTTTGACAACAAGCTGCAAAACATGGGGCGGAATGCACTGGTACAGGGCGTGAGCTTTGGTCTTTGGAACCTGGATCATCTGGATGTGTTCAAACTGACGGAGTTTGTGCCGCTCTATGACGAGGAGACCGGTGCGCTAATGGCTGGAATCCGCTTTTGGCAGATTGACGCAGATAAGCCGCTTCGGGCTGTCCTCTATGAGACGGATGGGTATACCGACTATGTCAGACCCAAAAATGATGATATGCGGATCAAAAGGGAGAAGCAATCATACAAGCTGATACGTCAAAAGTCGGAGGCCTGCGCGGAGGAAGTCTTGCACGGCGAAAACTACCCAGGGTTCCCCATCGTCCCAATGTGGGGCAACCCACACCATCAAAGTGAGCTTGTGGGCCTGCGGCAGAGTATTGACGCTTACGACCTGATAAAATCCGGCTTTGCCAATGACCTTGACGATGCTGCGACGATCTACTGGATCATCAACAATGCCGGTGGAATGGATGATCTGGACATGGCGCAGTTTTTGGAGCGGCTAAAAACTGTAAAAGCCGCCGCGCTTAATGCGGATGATGGAGTGTCGGCGGAAGCGCACACCATCGAGGTGCCGTATGAGAGTCGGGTGGCGTACCTACAGAGGCTGGAGAGCGACATGTACAAGGACTACCAGGCGTTGGATGTTACTAACCTGGTAGGCGGCGAAAAGACTACCGTGGAGATCAAGGCGGCGTATCAGCCGCTTGATAACAAAGCGGATCAGTTTGAATACTGCGTGCTGGATTTTCTCCAGCGGCTGTTTGAGATCGTTGGGATTGATGACAACCCGGATTTCCAGCGCAATCAGATTGCCAATCTCTCTGAGCAGACCCAAATGGTGCTGATGGCGGCGGAATATTTGGATGAAGAAATGCTGCTCAAAAAGCTGCCATGGCTGACCGCCGAGGAAATCGAGGATATGCAGAAACGAAAAGCGGCTGACGAAGCAGGCCGCATTATTGCAGGGCCGGTGATTGACGATGGCAACAGCTGATCTAGGGCATAAATTAGCGGATCAGGAGCTTGCGAAACTCGAACAGCGGATATCTCAAGCGTATGGCGATGCGGCTGCGGAGCTATCAGAAACCATTGGTGCTTATTTTGAATCGTTACGGCAACGGGACGAAGAAATGAAAAAGATGCTCCAACGTGGCGAGATCACCAAAGCGCACTATAACCAGTGGCGGTTAAACCAGATTGGGCGCGGCGAACGCTATAAGCAGCTGCGTGATAAGATCGCCGAGCGTATGACCGACGCGACGGAGACTGCGACCAGCTATATTAACGATGTAACCCCTGGCATATACAGTCTCAACCGTAACTGGACGGCATACGAAATTGAAAAGGTTGCCGGGAACGCAGATTTTACGCTCTGGAATGAGCAGGCTGTAAAAAGGCTCATAAAAGACAACCCCGACATGCTGCTGTATTACCCAGGAGACATAGCGATAAAATACGGGGATCACATCAAATGGATCCGCGAATGCGTCGGGAAGGCGATAACAAGTGCCATTTTGCAGGGCAAGAGCATCACTAAGATTGCAAACGAGCTACAGCAGAAGATTCCCGGCCTTAACAGGAGATTTGCAATAGGGACGGCCAGGACTGCAATAACCAATGCTCAGAATGCAGGGCGGCAGGATCAATATCTGCTTGCAAAGCAAATGGGAATTAAAGTCCGGAAGCGCTGGTTTGCGACGCTGGACGGGCGAACCCGCCATGCTCACGCCATGGCGGATGGTCAGACGGTTGACGTTGATGCAGATTTTGACGTTGACGGCTATAAAATGGCATATCCAGGAGATAGGCGTGCGCCCGGTTATTTGCTCTATAATTGCCGCTGCACCATGCGGACGGTTGAGCCGGAAGGCATAGAGGCAGAGTCAAGGCAGCGAGTAGCCAAAGACCCGGAGACCGGAAGAAACATCTTGATCTCCGATATGACATACCAAGAGTGGCTGAGATGGAAGGAGGGGCAATAATGGCGGAGGTTACAATCACTAGCCATGCGGCTGAAACACTATTTGCGCTCCGCTCGGCGTGCAACCGTGCCTTGGAGCGCTGCGGCATGCAGGCTGATGGGTATGCACAAGCTGCGTGCCCTGTAGATACCGGCGCGCTTAGAAACTCCATTACTCATAAGGTCGTGGACAGTGAGAAGTCGGTATACGTTGGCACCAACCAGGAATACGGCGTATATGTTGAGATGGGAACCGGCAAATACGTTTCTGGCGGCAGGCCCACGCCATGGGCATACCAGGATGCACAGGGACGGTGGCACATGACGCATGGCCAACGCGCACAGCCGTACATCAAGCCCGCTGTGGCTGACCATATCGGCACATATCAAAATATCATCAAGGATGCGATGCAGAGTGGATGATAAGATCATCGAGGCAATCCAGGCAATTATCAGGCGCGGCAATGACGTGGAGATACGCCGGAAGGGCAACGGCTATGTCGTGCTAGAGGTAAAAAAGACAATCAAATATACGACTTCCGCGTAATTGGGCGCGGGAAAGGGCAATAGGAGCCAACTACTAAGGATTTTTTAGTGGTTGGCTCTTTTTTATTTGGCAAAATCCGCGAAGCAATGCGGTTTTGATATCACAGTCGCCCCCGAAGAAATGGGGCCGAAGAAAAGGAGACTGAAACAATGGCACTCACCAGAAAATTGCTCAAAGGAATGGGTCTCACCGAGGAACAGATGGACACCATCATTGAGGCACACACTGATACCGTGGACGGCCTGAAAACTCAGGTTGCTACCTATAAGGCCGATGCGGAGAAGCTGCCTAGCGTCCAAAAGGAGCTGGATGACCTCAAGGCAACAGGCGATGGCGGTTACAAGGAGAAGTACGATAAGGAGCACAGCGCCTTTGAGACTTACAAATCCGAAATCGCCAAGAAGGAGACCAAAAGCGCCAAGGAATCGGCGGTAAAGGCTTACTACGAGAGCAAAGGTATCACCGGCAACGGCCTGGAGATTGCTATGCGCGGCTCTAATGTGGAGATTGAAGCGGTAGAGCTGGAGGATGGCAAGATCAAGGACACGGCAGCTCTTGACGCTCTGGTAAGCGGCACCTTCAAGGGGCTGGTTTCCACCACTACCACCACCGGGGCAAACACAGCGGCACCCCCGGCAAACTCTGGCGGCATCAAGACCCGGGCAGATATCTACGCCAAGGATGACAAGGGCAGATATATCATGTCCACACTGGAGCGCCAGAAAGCGCTTGCCGAATCTATGGCAAGCGAAAGCAACGCCTAAACAATGAAAGGAGCTAATTTATGGCTGCAAAAACTAATGTAACCACTAGCACGCAGTATACCACCACTGCTCGTGAGGTGGATTTTGTCACTCGCTTTGCCGACAACTGGGATGCACTCAGCAAGATTCTTGGCATCGTCCGGCCCATCCGGAAGACTCCCGGCACTAAGCTGGTATCCTACAAGGCCAGCGTTGACGGCACCCTGAATGGCGGCACAACCGTCGCTGAGGGCGACGAGATCCCCTTTACCAAAATGAAGGTGGAGCCTGTCTCCTATGGAGATATCGAAGTTGCCAAGTACGCCAAGAGCGTGACCATCGAGAGCGTCGCCAAGTACGGTGCACAGGTGGCAGTGGAAAAGACTGATGACGCTTTCTTGGTGGCGCTCCAGAATAAGGTGCTGGGCGATTTTTACACATTCCTGGGCACTGGCTCCCTGACCTTGACCCCTGCTACGTGGCAGGCCGCGCTTGCAAAGGCAAAGGGCAAGGTGCTGGACAAGTTTTCCGGCATGGATAAGGACGTGACCGAGGTTATTGGTTTTGCCAACATCATGGATTTCTACGACTACCTGGGCGACAAAGAAATCACGACTCAGACCGCTTTCGGCCTGACTTATGTCCAGAATTTCCTCGGGTACAGCACCCTTTTCCTCCTGCCTGATAAGTACGTGGCCCCCACTAAGGTCATTGCCACCCCGATTGAGAACATCGACCTGTACTACGTCGACCCCGCAGACAGCGATTTTGCCAAGCTGGGCCTGAACTACACCGTAAAGGGCGAAACCAACCTGATCGGCGTACACGTTGAGGGCGACTATTCCCGGGCGACCGGTGATATGTACGCCATCATGGGGATGAAACTGTGGGCAGAGTATCTGGACGGTATTGCTGTAGCAACTGTCACCCCAGCTACTAAGGCTGGCACTTAAAGCAAAGGAGGCAACGCAATGCTGGAAGAAATCCTGAGAACCTGTAACAACTGGTTTTTGGTGCCGGGCGGCATCCATACCGGTACGTTTTCCGTCGAGGGTGGCAGCATTGCGTTGCCATTTTTGGCAGATGGCCAGTATTTCAGGGTTGTAGGCTCTGTTTTTAATGACGGCGTTTATCAGTATCCACCCTCTGTGGTGGAACTGGTGGACGAAACGTTTGACGGCGCTATCTGGGCGCTTGCTATCCCCAAATCTGTTGTTGATTTGTCGGAGCGGGTACAGAAGTGGAACGAAAAATACCGGGCCACAGCTGCCGGGCCGTATCAGTCCGAGAGCTTTGGCGGCTACAGCTACTCCAAGGCGACTGACCCAAAGACCGGTGGGACAGCGACATGGAAAACTGCATTTGCTGACGAGCTTTCCCGGTGGCGTAAAATCGGAAATCCGGCAAAGGATGTGCCAAAGCAGAGCGCCACATGGTATCGCAGGCCCTATAACCCGGACTGTCCGTGGAGGTGATAATATGAGCCTGCTGGATGATTTCGGTCGTAAATGCTGCCTGATGGAAAAACGCCGAACCCCGGACGGCGCTGGAGGCTGGGATGTGCAATGGGCGGAGGGCGCAGAGTTTGTCAATTACCAGGCCCTGGACACGTCCATGGAGGCCAGGAGAGCGGAAAAAGAGGGAGTAACTTCCGTGTATTCCGCCCTGGTTAAAAAATCTCTGCCCATCGAGTACAACGACGCATTTAAGGATTTAACTACCGGTACCACATACCGGGTTACCTCCAAACCGGAGGACAAGGCGGCCCCAGCTAGTGCAAGCTTTGACCTTAAATTCTTCACTGCGGAGAGGTGGGCGCTGACCTCATGACAAAGGACAAGGCGCTATATGCGTGGTTTAACGAGTTCATGCCGTTTTACCCGGCATCATCGGTGCCGGATGATGTGATTTTCCCATACGGCACATACACCCTTGCTACCGGGGCTTTTGGGGCCGACCCGGTAAGCCTTACCGTCAACCTCTGGTTTTATACGGAGTCTGAGGCGGCGCCAAACCAAAAGGCGCAGGAGCTTTCTGAGCGCATCGGGAGAGGTGGAGTGCTGATCCCGTGTGATGGCGGTGCGGTATGGCTTAAACGCGGCTCCCCGTGGTGCCAGAGTCTTGTAGACGAGGCAGACCACGGCATTAAGCGACGCTACATTAACATTACTGCTGAGTATTTTACTCAGGATTAAGGAGGACATATGAGCAAATTTACTGTGATCCCTGAGAACACATTTTCTGAGTTGCAGCTCAACGCTGGTGTGCTGCTTAAGAAGTTCACCCCGGCAACCGCCGCCGCTCCTGCTGACGAGGACATCATCTGCGCGACTACAGGCGGCATTACCGTGAGCTGCACCCCGACATTTTCTGACCTTGGCGAGGACGTCGACAACTGCCCTAAAAATACCAAGGAGCTCAAACATCTTGATGGTTGGGAATGCAAGATGTCCACAACTGCACTGGGCACAAGCCCGGCAAACATTAAGCTCTCTCTCGGTTGCGCAGATGTCGATGGTACGGACACCACCAAGATTGTACCTCGAGTAGATTTGGCGCAGAGCGATTTCAGCGACATCTGGTGGGTTGGTGACCGTGCGGATGGCGGCCTGGTTGCAATCCAGCTCAAAAATGCACTTTCCACTGGAGGTTTCTCCCTCAAAACCACCGACAACGGAAAGGGCCAGATCACCGTGGAGCTTACCGGTCATGTATCCATCAGCAAGCAGAGCGAGGTGCCTATGGTATTTTATAGCGCCGCGGCTGCACCGGGCATCGGAGGTTAAAAAATGAAACTGTCTGAGTATCGCGGTGATGATGCACTGGAAGTCCTGGCGGAGTTGATTGAGCCCGCCGTGGAAATCCTTGCTGATGCTGACATTGCCGCCGCGTGGCGGGACAAAAACCCCAATAAAACTAGAGGGCAGAAGCAGCTGAAAGCCGTGTCTATTGCGATTAAAAAGCATAAAGAAGCGGTGATTGCCATTCTCGCCGCGCTGGATCACGAGACCCCGGACGAGTACCGGGAGAAAATCAATGTTGTGACGCTGCCGAAAAAGCTGCTGGAAGTGCTCAACGACAAGGATTTGCGCAATTTTTTTACCTCGCAGGAGCAGACCAAGGACGAACCCTCTGGCTCTGCTTCGGCGAGTACCGAGGTATCCGGACAGTAAAAGCGTTTTTGGGCTATGCCGCCGCGTGTTATCGTCGCGACTGCGACAGACTGCGGTATCAGTGCTATGTCACCGACACCATTAAGATGATCGCAGAAAACACGGCAAAATACGCTGGCGGCATGGCCCCTTCTAAGCGGTATGCTGATCTCGTCTACCCCGCGCCCGTTGAAACTCGCAGCGCTGGAGAAATAATTGACAACATCTGCGCAAAACTAGACGCGATGGGAAAGGAGGCTAGAGCTTTTGGATGTATTTGATCTTTGCGCCCGGATCACGCTGGAAACGGGTGAATACGAAAAATCTCTCAACGGAGCGCAATCTAAAACGGCCTCGTTTGGAGACGTGTTAAAAAATACATTTAGCAAAATCGCTAAGGCGGCCACCATTAAGAAAATCGCAGAGGCTGTATATGATGTCGGGAAAGCGGCTGTGTCTAGCTATGCAGACTATGAGCAGCTTGTGGGTGGCGTAGAAACGCTTTTTAAGGGCAGCGCATCTATTGTCGAGGGCTACGCAAAAACCGCTTACAAGACCGCTGGCCTGTCCGCAAATGAATACATGGAAACGGTCACCTCTTTTTCTGCGTCTCTTTTGCAAAGCCTCGGCAATGATACCGCAAAAGCCGCCGACAAGGCCGACATGGCCGTCACCGATATGGCGGACAATGCTAACAAGATGGGCACGTCGATGGAGGCCATCCAGAATGCGTATCAGGGTTTTGCCAAACAAAACTATACCATGCTGGACAACCTTAAGCTTGGCTACGGCGGAACCAAGACCGAGATGGAGCGGCTGCTTAAAGACGCAGAGGCGCTAAAAAAGAAGCAGGGCGAGGTTGCCCATTACAGCGTTGACAGTTATGCGGATATTGTCGATGCTATCCACGTTGTGCAGACCGAGATGGGTGTGACCGGCACTACTGCGCTTGAAGCATCTGAGACAATCTCCGGCAGTATGGCTAGCGCTAAAGCATCCATTGGCAACCTGCTCACTGGCATGGTTGATACCGATCAGGATATTATTGCGTTGGGGGAGCAGACCGCCGGGGCAGTAGCTACGGCGTTTGAAAATGTCGCACCGGCTATCGCCAATTTTATGACGGTCGGAGTCCGTGCAATTGGTGATGCGGTAGACCCAACCAATAAGGTATCCCGTGCACTCGGGGACATTGAGGCGGCTCAGGCACGGGTGACTAGCTCCAACAATATCCTAGAGCTAGTCTCCAGGTATAGGGCGCTGCAAGAGCAAGCGGAAAACTCCGAAACATCGTCTAGTGAGCTGGCCAGCATTGAAAAAGAGCTTACATCCGTGAGAAACCAGCTGGCGACGGCAACCGGAAACGCAAAAATTGCGCAGTCCGAATCAAATGACGAGCTCGCGGATGCAATCGAATATGAAGAAGCACTTGCACAGCGCGAGAAAGAACGCGCTCAGATGCAGCTGTATGAAGATGTCGCAAAGGGAGCAGCTGCATATGGGGAGTCATTACATGAGCTGTCTGTTGTTAGTGGAGAGCTTGCGGACGCCGAACAGCAGTATGCAGATACCACCGAGAACAAGACGAAAAACGCTGCTCAGGAATACTCCAACCTGTCAGACGAAATTGACGATCTTTCCGACAGCTTTTTTGACGGCGAAATCTCTGCCGATGAAATGCACACCAGACTGGACGAGATCGCCGATAGTGTTTACAAGCTGACGGGCGAGAAAGTAGAATTCAGCGACATTTTAGCGGGCCAGGAGTATATCGACAATCTGAACCTTACATTTGACAATTTGGCGGATCGCACGATTGTCACTTATGAGGAAATGGACGCATTGCGCACCCGGCAGGACGATTTGACGGAGTCCACGGAATCCTACCGGGAAAAAGTCGCAAATCTCGTAGATAACGGGCTACTTACAGCGGACGAAGCTGCTGGGTATCTCGGCATCACTGTGGATGATCTCAAGGACGTGCTGGATGAAGTTGCAGAGTCTACAGACGATGTTGGCGAGTCTGCCGATGACACAGCGGAGGAACTCACAGACGAGCAAAAGGCCGCGAAAGACCTTAAAAAATCCTTGGCGGATATCGGCACTGAGGCTTATAACGCTCTGGAAGCTGGCGAAGACCTGCGGGACAAGTACGACGATCTGACCGGGCAGCTAGAAAGCCTAGACGGCGAGCTCGATGAAACCACGCTCAGCCTTGTAAATACGGCCCTGGAGACGTTGAATCTGGCAGCAACCAATCAGGAGCTTACGGAAGGATATCCCGGTTTTGCCACTGCTGCCCAAAATGCCGGTGTATCTCTGTCCAATCTGTCTGCATGGCTGATTGAGAATGAGGTGACCGCAGAGCAGTGGGGGTCTCAGGTTTCCAGCGCTGTTGACGGCGTTGTCAACAATTTTACGGAGGTAAAGACGTCAACGGGCCAAAGCGTCGCTGAGATGAAAACGGCGCTGGAGAGCAACATTGCGGCCTATACGACGTGGAACAGTAATATTTCGGCATTAATGGCGGGCGCTGTTGCGAGTGGCGACCAAAGCAAAATCGCCTTTGTCCAGGCCCTACAGGATATGGGAATTGGAGCTGCTGCTCAGGTTGCTGCAATGGCGGAGGACGTTGATGGGACGCTGGCCGAATTTGGGCCACTTTTTGCTGACGCTGCTGATCAAGGTATGCTGGAGGTCAAAAACAGCATTGAAGGCGGCACCGCGCCTTCCAAAGCTGCGGCGAAATCCTCGATGGAGGATGTTCAGGACGCAATGGAATCTATTGATTTTGCGGCAACTGGCAAGGACGCAATGTCTGATCTTGCTAGCGGCATTAGGCAAAAAACCGGAACGGCTACCTCAGCAGCCAAAAGCGTTGCAACCAGCGCAAAGTCTTCAGCTGGGGACGTGAGTTTTTATTCGGTCGGCTACAACATGGATTACGGGATGGCAAGCGGCATCTGGGGCGGCAAAAGCCTGGTTACTAGCGCTGCGCAAAGCGTGGCCCGAGCCGCTTACAATGCCGCAAAGCGTGTCCTGGGCATTCATTCTCCGTCCACGGTATTCCGGGACGGGGTCGGCAAAATGATAACAGAGGGCATTTCCACTGGAATGACCGCGCCGGACGTACTCCACGCCCTGGAGCTGGCATCAAGCGAGGTGTCCGACGCCGCTTACGACGGGATGACTGCGCTGCCGTATGAGCTTGGCGTGGCCACCGGCACCGAGCGCTATGCAACGGCAGTTCGGGGCGGGAATGTTATCAACAATTACATCAACATTGACGGCGCAAAATACACAGATACAAACGAGTTGGCAGACGTGATCTCTGATGTGCTCGTGAGACGGTATAGACGGGAGGTGGCAGCACTTGGCGGATAACCCGTATTTTATCTACGACGGTGTGGACTCCCGCACCCTAAAAATACAGATGCAGCGCGAAATCGTACTCGATGGGGCAAAACCAAACATCGAAAAAATCACGATCCCCGGCAGAAACGGGACACTAGACTACTGGGACGGATCGTACGAAAACCGTGAGGCAGTTGCAAGGTGCTTTATCCTTGACAACGATGCATCCGGGTATTTTGCACAGGCGCAGAAGTGGGCGCAATCCCCGCTGTACAAGCGGCTTGAGCTATCAAATGAGCCGGATGTGTATATGATGGCGACCGTTACAGACAGTGGAGACCGTGAAATCCTGCAAGGTGTTTTGGCCCCATTTAAAATCACATTTGATTGCAAACCGCAAAAATACCTAAAAACCGGTGAGACTGCGTTAGATATCACAAATGGCGACACCTTGCACAATAGCTGGTTTGAGGCAAAGCCGCTAATCAGAATATATATAACCGGCGGTGGAGGGACTTCCGGGGCGTTAAAGGTTGGCAGTGCAACAGTCGTGCTCTCTGATGTTAGCTCTAATATTATGATTGACTGCGA